ATAAACGAAGGATCAATTCAAAATATTAATTTTAATAATTATATTGATTTTGATGATAAAAATTACAATAAAAAAGTTAAAAGAATTGAACATCTTATTTTAAAATATAAAACAATATGGGAAATATCACAAAAAGAATTAATTAATATGGCGGCGGATAGAGCTCCATTTATTGACCAATCACAATCTATGAACATTTATATGGTAAATCCGACCTTATCAAAAATAACATCATCTCATTTTCATTCTTGGGAAAAGGGTTTAAAAACACTATGTTATTATGTTAGAACCAAGGCGATATCAACAGGAGCAAAACATTTAGCTTTAGATATGTCAAAAAAAGATAAAAAAAATGTAATTTTAGAAGTACCGAGTATTGATTATTCAGATTTAAATTTAACTGTAAAACCAAAAGATTCCGAATTTGATTGTTTTGGGTGTTCATCATAATAATTTATTATAAATAAAATAAACATATATTTATATGTGATATGGCAAATGGACTAACATACGGAATAAGTTTCCCTTTTAGACAAAGTGAAAAGGGAAATTATCTTAATTTAACTGATGATTCCGATGAAGAGATTAGAACTAGTTTATTACATTTAATATTAACAAAACGTGGTAGTCGTTATTATTTACCTGATTTTGGAACAAATATATATTCTTTTATTTTTGATCCATTAGATGGTCAAACGTTTGACGCAATTAAAGACGACATTAAAACCCAAGTTGAAAAATATATTCCTAATCTAACTATTAATAGTATAACCGTTACCCCTTACTTAGAAACTGAAGAAGGTATTGGTGAGTTAGACTATGAGTTATTAGGTAAAACTAGTATCCATAGAATTCCTGGAGCTAACACACAAGAATATACTGCAAAATTAAAAATAAACTATACAAATGAAAATAGTACTTTTGGAACTCGAGAGTTTGTGATTATAAATATTTAAATATGGCTATTAATAAAATAAATTATACTGAAAGAGACTTTGAAGGGATTAGGGAGTCATTATTATTGTACACTAAACAATACTACCCAGAACTTATTCAAAACTTTAATGATGCTTCTATTTTTTCTGTACTAATGGATTTAAATGCCGCGGTTGCTGACAACCTTCATTTTCATATTGACAGGAGTATTCAGGAGACGGTATTACAATACGCACAACAAAAATCATCAATATATAATATTGCTAGAACTTATGGTTTGAAAATACCGGGGTATAGACCATCAGTTGCTGTGGTTGATATTTCAATCACTGTACCACCTTTTGGTGATGGTGAGGATTTTAGATATCTTGGAATATTAAGATCAGGATCACAGTTTAATGGTGCTGGAAATACTTTTGAGACTGTAAACGACATTGATTTTTCAACACAATATAATCCGGAAGGGTTTGTTAATCGGACTAAAATACCAACATTTGATAGTGGTAATAAAGTGGTAAATTACGTAATAACCAAAAGAGAAGTCGTTGTTAATGGGACTACTAAAGTTTTTAAAAAAATAATTAATCCGGCTGATGTTGTACCATTTTTCAATTTATTTTTACCTGAAAAAAATGTACTCTCAATAACATCTGTAATTCAAAAAAACGGAACAACATATCCAGCAATACCTTCTAATAGTGAATTTATTAATTCAACAAATAAATGGTATGAGGTTGATTCATTGGCTGAAGATACGGTGTTTATTGAAGATGTTACAAAAGCATCAGATAACTCAGGAATTAAAGTTGGTAAGTATATTAAAACTGAAAATAGATTTATTAGTGAATATACACCAGAAGGTTATTTAAAAGTGCAATTTGGAGGAGGAACTACAACCCCTGAACAACAACTTGTTAATTTTGCAAAATCAGGTATTAAATTAGATTTAGGTAATTACCAAAATAATATTGGATTAGGACTTACCGTTCAACCAAATACTACTTTATTTATTCAATATAGAACTGGTGGTGGGTTATCTTCAAATATTGGTGTTGGTGTGATAAATCAAATTGGTACTATTGATTTATCTATAAATGGACCATCATCTGACATAAATACCAATGTTTTTAATTCTTTAAATATTACAAATGTTACCGCAGCAATTGGAGGATCAAACCCACCAAGTACTGAAGAAGTTAGAAATATGGTTACATTTAATTTTTCAGCACAAAAAAGAGCGGTTACTATTAATGATTATAAATCTTTAATTGACACTATGCCTGGTAAATTTGGATCACCAGGTAAGGTAAGTATAACTGAAAATAATAATAAGATTACAATTCAGATACTTTCATATGATGATGGAGGTAAATTAACCCAATCTGTTTCAAATAATTTAAAAAATAATTTAGCAACATATCTTTCTAACTTTAGAATGATTAATGATTATATATCTATTGATGTTGCAAAGGTGATTGATTTAGAATTTGAAATTTATGTAATGATGGAATCTGATAGAAACCAAGGCCAAGTTATTACAGAAATTATTAATTCTGTTGCAAACTATATGTCACCAGAAAATAGAGAATTAGGACAAAACGTTAATATGTCTGAAATTAAAAAATTAATTCAAAATGTTGCTGGTGTATCAACACTTACCGAAATAAAAGTCATTAATAAGGTTGGAGGACAATATTCAACATCAGAAACGTCACAAAGATATTCAAATAATTCCACAAAAGAGATCCAACTAATTGATGAAACTATTTTTGCAGAACCAAGTCAAATATATCAAATTAGATATACTAATAAAGATATTAAGGTTAGGGTAAAAAATATAAAAACAGTAGACTTTAAATAACGTTATTTATTTTATAATGTTATTGATTATCTTTAAAAATAAAGAACATAACTATTTATTTTTAAAGAATTAATGAACAAAAGTCATCGAATAAAAGTTAACCCGGGAACTGATAAAAATATAAGAGTACAAATTGACCAAGATTTTGATTTTTTAGAAATACTATCTCTAAAATTAAGACATGAAGACGTTTATACTAGGTTTTGTGCTGATTACGGTGTAGTTGCGGGTCGAGTAATCATTAATGGTGGTTTTGGTGTTCCTAACGTTAACGTTTCCATTTTTATCCCATTATCACCAGAAGACGAATCCGACGTTGTTATTTCAACACTATATCCATATAAAACTGTAAATACAAAAAACGAGGATGGTTATCGTTATAATTTGTTACCATACAAAAAAGAGTATGGTGGTCACACACCTACAGGTACTTTTCCGGATCGTGAGGACGTTTTAACAAGACGTGAAGTTCTCGAAGTCTATGAAAAATACTATAAATTTACAGTTAAAACAAATGATAGTGGAGACTTTATGATTATTGGCGTCCCTTTAGGGATGCAAAAATTAATATTAGATTTAGATTTATCAAATATTGGTACTTTTTCTTTACGACCCGCAGATTTAATTAGGATGGGATTAGGTTCTCCCGAACAATTTGACGGGGAACAATTTAAATCATCAACGGATTTGGATTCGTTACCACAGATAGTTCACTTAAAAACAGATGTTGAGGTTACTTCTTTTTGGGGAGAAACAGACATTTGTAATATTGGTATTACTCGAGTTGATTTTGATTTAAGAGATTTTGGTGGTATTAATATTCAACCACATGCGGTGTTCTTAGGTTCATTATTTTCAACTAATGATGGTGATTTTTTAAAAACAAACTGTAAACCAAAATTTGATAGCGGAAATCTTTGCGACCTTGTAACTGCGTCTGGTACAATATTAGCTATTAGACAAACAATCAATACCGACACAAACGGTAGACCAATACTTGAACAGTATGTACTACCTGAAGGAGGTAAGGTTATCGATTCTAATGGTACTTGGATGTTTGAAATACCAATGAATTTGAACTACGTAACAACAAACGAATTTGGGGAAATGGTACCATCAAACGATCCAAATATAGGTATCCCAACTACAGGTAAATATAGGTTTAGAATACAATATCAAAATGAAGAAGGAATTAAAAATAACATTTTTAGGGCTGACTATTTAATACCAAATATTAAAGAATGGGGGTGGGATAACCCTAACACACCACCACCGTCACAACTAGCACCATCAATACCTAACGCAAACACTTATCAGCAATTATATTCATATGGATTTGGTTTGGAATGGGAAAATTATGGAGACCCAACAACAACAATAGGTTTAGAGATGATTAATGAAGCTATTGATGCTAAAGACAGGTTCTATGCGTTTAATTTTAATAAAGTGTATACTATTTCTATGTTTTTAGATAGGTGGAAATGGGGATTTAATAGAGCACAACATTTAGGGATTAAAGAAATTACTAACAGAGCTTGTACAACAACAACTAATCGATTTCCAGTTAATGACGGAGTTAGAAATTTTGATTTTCTATTTTTTCTTTTTAATATTTTAATTACGATTTTAACGCCAAGCTTTATTATATTAATTGTTATTTCACACGTATTAGCATTCCTATATCCAGTACTTAGAGCAATCGCTAACGCTTTTATTTGGTTAACTAACACTATTATTTACCGTATTTGCATTGTGGTTGCTGCTCTTTCATCTAAACTGAGTAGATCTGACTGTAAAAAAAGTTCAATAACACCACTACCAGCAGAAAACCCATTTAAAAGAATACCGGTACCTATGATGTCTTATCCTGACTGTGAGGCTTGCGATTGTAAAGATAAAGGATTAGATGAGGCGGAGGGATCCTCATTTGCCACTTCATTAAACGCTGCGGTAGCTTCTAGATCTAATGTAAGTGTGTTATCTAATATCGGTAGTAGTACATCTTATAGTCTTATGAAAGGGTATGTTGGTAGACCAACAACAGTTGATACGTACGCTACCGGTGATTTGGAAACATTTGTTAATAATAGTTGGCAAATGTTATTGGCTGGTGAACAAGAATATACTACAAGATATAAGGTTCCTTTGGTTCGTTTCTCCGTAATTCCTGGTCCCCTACGACCAACACCAGCCATGATTGATAAAACCTTTATTGGTTCTGATGTTACTTTAGCTCAATCTATGAACTTAGCAAATCTAAGAAGTAGATATTTTGATCAAGAAAATATAATAAGAACAACCATTAGTAACGTTGGTTCACCACCGTCTGATCCTTTTGATGATTCTATTTTAATTTTATTTTGTGATAGTGCTACCCTTGCTTCTTTAGGTGGTGGTGGCGGTTTAGTTACTTTTTATAATACCGATAGTATTAACGACCCTAATCTTACTGGTTTTACTGGAAGCAATGAATTTAATACCCAAAGTATTACAGGATCCACACCATTTTCAAATACTTTTACCCAAACACAAATAAAATATATAGACACTAATGGTACCGAACAGACTACTAACTCATATTTAAAAATAACTGAAAATGGTAAAGCTTATAAATTTAAAGCGGGTGTTGAGTATTTTCAAGTTATTACTGGAGGTACAGTAAATGAGTATAAACAATTAACAAATGGTAATGCTGGTTTATTAAATAAATATTTATTTAATAAATACCAAACACAAGATAAATTTCAATACACTGTTCTCAGTTTTCTAAATAAGTTTAATACACATAAATGGAAATCTATTGAATTTTTAGATGACTACAATGATCTAGAAGTTATATTTTTAACTAGAGGTGTCGACCCTTATACTGAAAAACAAACAATTAGGTATGATCTCTCAAAATTATTTGGATACCCACTTGGAAGTAATATTGTTTCGGTAGTTGGTAACTATTATTTAAATGTACCCATACAAAAAAATACCGGATCAAATACAAATAATTGGTGGACAAGTTATAAAACGCCAGAATCTCATATAATTACAACTAACGATAATAATAACGCAGCGTTATATCATAAACCTTATGGATTTTCAGCGGATTCTGGTTTATTTTCAGCATTTACAAATAACAGTTCAAAAAATTATAATAGCACTGATAAGTCTACACTTAATTTTAAATCTTTTAATGGTGATATTCCTATTTTATCTTACACTACAACGGTGGGGTATTTTGATGGTACTATGTATTTAGATAAGTTTGCCAATTACCCACAAGGGTTATATGAAGGTGGTAGTTTAATTGCATCTAAGGGTAATCATCAGGAACAACAAAACAATTGTAATATTTGTGACCAAAAAAAGTCAAAAAGTCGGACATATTCACCAACATATCGACCAACCGGATCTAATACTGTTTCGGTAATACCTCTAACAACTAATATTAATATTAGTAATTCTCAATATTTAGTTTTTAGGTCGGATAGATTACCAGTCTCTGATGGATTAGAGACTCTTCTTAATAATAGTTATTCTCTACATTTAAATAATAATTTTAGATTATACGTTATTGATGCGACTGGCGGATCTGGTCAAGTAATTGCGTCAATATTAGCAGGTACAGATTCAAATGGTGCTAGTCAAAATTTAGCGGGTGATGGTGGAAATGGACCTATTACGGATAAGATATTAGGTAGTTTAACCTGTGAAAAATTAGTACCAATTAAATGTTATCAAAATGGAGGAACCAATTTTACTATAAATACAAATTGTCCTGAAAATAAAACAGGTAAGGGTGATAAAAATAAAAGAATAGATGGTGGATGTTACTATTTTGTTGATAACCCATTAATTGGAAGTATAGCAAAAGATATTGCGTTTTTTGCTGAGTGGAAAGCTAGATTTAGAATGATATTTGGAGCTTGTAGAGGGGTATTTTCTGAAGTATTTCAAAATAATTGGGTAAATGGAACATTATATATGTTTACATTTAAAAAGAGAACAATTTTTAATATTACCGGACAAGTTAAAAAGTATAAATTTTGTGGTAGTAAATTTGATACATATAGAACCGGCCAAGGTCCTATTATCTTTACTGAAGGTACCACCAATTCATTTTTTTATAGGTGTACACCATATAATGCCTCGTCTAATCGATTTATAGGTCAAGCTCCAAGGTATAATAATTCTGATGCTGTGAGTAAATATAAAGGTATGAATAGTAATAATATATTTTATCCAACAACAATTATGGATTTGGGTCCTAGAGATAGATATACTAAAGAAATTTCCCCAAACCCTATGTTTGAAGGTTATAATATGGACACATTACGAACCACATCATATAATGAGAGTTCAGAAATACTAAATTTATTTATAGTTTCTAGATTATTAAACAGTAGTTTTCTTTCTAGAATGGTAGGTGCTGGAGATGCATCCATTAATCAAATGTTTTCTAGAAGTGAAGATAGGATTGATGGTGATGTTGCTCAGTTATTTAGTGTTAACTCTGAATACGGGGTTGTTGGGTTTGGAGATGATGATTATGATGATAATGACATATATCTTTCAAGCACAGAAGACTCGGTTTTAGGTTTATTTTTTACCTCATCAACGGTAAATAGGATACTTGTTAGTCCTGGTGTTGTTACGTTCACACCAACACTGACTAATTATTTTGGATACCCAAGTACTCAAGAAGTTCCATTTTACAAATGGAAATTAGATAATAATAGTACTATTTTTGGAACCGAAAAGAATGAATGGGAAACTTCAACTCCTTTTTACTCACAAAAATATCAGTCTTTAAGTTTTTTAACTTCACCTACCTCAGATTATTTTAATTCTACAACCCAAAATGGAAAAAAGGGTTTTATATATAATAGTAACGGGAATGGTGTTGGATCTCCTAGTTTTCCACAAAATCAATCAAATGAATTTTTGGTTGGTTCGCCATACCATTTTTACTTTGGGATGGTTAAAGGTAAGAGCTCTTTAAATAGGTTCATAACAAAATATATTTTAAACTCGGATGATTAACGAAGAAGATATTAGAATAGTATTAGGGTCTAAAAGATATGCTTCTAGCGTTGATACCGATATTTGGATTCAAACCCCACTCATTGGTGATAGAAGGAATATGGTTGAAGGTGATAGATCCATTAGTATAAATTTGGAAGAACAATTTAACGAAGAAAGAACTAATAGTGATGTTTTTAGAATTTCTGGTAAGATTGTTAATATAGTTAACAATAGTATTTCAGGTAAAACTGCGTACCAACCATATCGAGATAATTTATATTACACTAATTCAATATCAAATGCTACTATAAATAACCCATACAATCCGAATGTTTTATGGGAAGGGTATCCTCAGTTTAATGAGTTTTCAATAATTAGAAACGAAGGAATCGTAGGTCATATTACATATGTACCAAAAAGTTCAACAACATATAATTGGGCGGTATATTTAACATATGCTTATAGTAGTGATACTGAACAAATAATGTCTTTTACAGACCAAACGTATAATACAACTAATACTTTTATTGCCTCTGACGGTATTCCATTTACGATTACTAATGATAAATTTAATGGTAAAAGATTAATTTATTTTAATTGTGCGACTAACCATAATTTAGAAGTTGGTGAGTTTGTTGAAATTACAATACCATCCAATACTAATGGATTTGGTGGGGTTAATATTTTTTCTGTATACAGTTTAGGTAATGGAAAATATGATTCCGAACGTAATGTTTTTAGTATATATAATTTAAAATTTTTAGATTCAGAGACTACGAACGGTAAAGTTGGTAATTTTAAAAGAATAAAAAATATTCAAAATAGTGGAGAAACTAAATCTAAATATTATGTTAGATTACATAAAACATTAACCGATGTTACGGAATGTAAACTCAATCCAGCTGGATTTGAAAATAACCCATTCCCAAATAAATTTAAATTAGAGTATTCGGCTTTAACCCCTAATAATGTTGAAAGAATATCAGTAAAAGATGGGTCAAAAACGGTAACATTTACTTTTAATTCTGACATTAAAATAAATGGAATAAAAGATAATCTTAACCGACCAATAACTGAGTTATTTACTACCATTATCCAAAGAGGATATATGGGGTACTTTAACCCAACACCACCTAATTCAAATATAGGGTTAGATGTTGGTTGGGAGTTTAATTTTTTAAAAAATACTATAGACACTTGGTGGAATCACAATTCTTTAGATAATAAAGATAATATTACTGTTGGTAATTATATTGCTAATAATAAAACATTTAATTATAATAATTTATTAAATGTTGGACACATATTAAAAGGAGATTTTTGCGAATATAATTTTATAGAACAAAAAGAATATGTTTTATCTCCAATGTACCATAAATACTCATATAATCCAATTTATTTTTTAGATAATTCTAGTCCTAATTATCCTAGTGGATACGTTTATACACCACACCATAAAATACAAATAAGAACTTTTGGTAGTAATATTATGTATTCACAAAAAGAAAACGTAGATATTGTACCAAAATACGCAGGGTATTCTAAATATGAAGAAACTTTTATTTGGAGAGATATATATAACTATGGGTATATCGATGAGGACGATAATGGTGTTGATTACCCATTTTTAAATGGGGCTCATTATCCATTTAAAGATATCTTATTTTTACAAAAACCAATACAACAGTTAAATATTGTTGAAACTACGTTAATAAACCAACCAACAACCGACCCTTGTGAATAATTATTATAGATTTTCATTAAACGTTACGGATAAAGACATAACCTTACCAATTGAACTTAATTTTGATTTTGAGGGTAGAGAACAAGCTATTGAAGAATTTGAAAAAGACGCAGTAAAACAAGTTATAAACGATATTGACGACTTTGAAACCACTAAATTTGCTCATGCACCTTATGGTGTTAATAATTCAAAAACAGAGATTAATTATCAATTTAATTTTTTTAATTATCAAGCACAAACAAATTTTACAACAAACCCACCGACGATTTCAGATTGGTTAGATGATTATGAATACGCAACTTTTAATGATAATGAAATATTTTATTTTGCTAACTCATTTAAAGGTAGTTTTTTTAAATTAGATTTTTATGATAATACAATTCCTGAAAATCAAAAAATATTATTTTCTGTTATTTTACCAACACAACAGGGATTAAAAGAACCGGGGTTTATTGGGCCACTACTAAATCAATCTCCAGTTTTTGTAAAAAAACCAAAATTTGTTTTAGATTATGTTGGTCAAGACAAAGAAGGGTTTTTCTTTTATTGGTTAAAAGAACGCGGATATTTGGATATTAGTGTTTTTTATATGAGTGCTAAGTTTTTTAATGCAAAAATAGGTCAGTTTGTTAGAATGATGAATGTACCACAATCTTCTTTAATTGGATCACAATATGATTTTAATAAAGAAGATTATTTTTATTACAAGGTTAATTTTGATTACAATAATTACGAATATAGTGTTTATCGTGGTTTGAGTAATGTTAGAGTTGGTGTAGGTCAAAATCCGGATGAGTCCATAATTTGGTATGAATATGTAAACCCATAATGAAGTCACAAAAAATAAGTGTAGTACTTTCCCCAGAAACTTTAAATTTAACGTTATCCGGTTTTTTATATGAACCATATGATGATGTTAGCAAAACTTTATTTGTATACTCTGGTATTTCTGAAATGATTAGTGGAGGGACTAATGGAAATTCATTATTAACGGATATAACAATTCCTATTTTATTTACTGAGACGTATAACGATGTCGGTATTTATTCTGAGTTTGACGGGCTTTTATGTCAAAAAGATATTATTACTAATTTTTTATATTCCGGAACAAATCAGTTTAATTTAAATTATATTACTTTATACAATACCTCTGGGGATTTTACTGATAGTTATTTGGATTTTACCGATTTTTATGTTAATTGGGGTGACAACACAATACCGGAACAACTAACATCAAAAACAATATCACACGAATATCTTGGTAATGGGTCTTATGTTATTTCACTATCCGGATCAAACCCTTGGGGGCTTACTGTAATTGAAAAACCAATAACAGTACCATTAACTTTATCTGTAACCCCTAATACAAATGGTAACATAACATTTACACCACAACAAGGTAATTGGGTTAATACCCCTATAAATTATAATTATATTTATGATTTAGATTCTAATAATAGTGTTGCTTATCAATCTACTAGCGGATGGACAAGTACGCCATTTAATATTTCTGGGTATACTAAATCAAAAATAAATGATCTTAGAAGATGGGGTAGTGAAAAATATACGGTTGGTTATGTATTCACTAAAAATAACGAATTTTACGGTAAAATAAATTCAACATGTCCTGAGTACACGTCTTACACTATAGAAGGTATTGATTACTATGATTTAACAAATGGAAAAACATTATATGTTATTGGTAGTAGTGGATTAACCCATAACGATATCGTTTCTTTACCAATGACTAAAAATGAGCAACTATTAGATTTTGTTATGACACCAGAAATCCAAAGTAACGTTTATGTCGAAAGAGGTAAATATTCGCCTTTTGAATCTATACAAAGACTTGGTGAAGTCGATAATAGTGGTGATTTAGTAAGATATGGTTATGGATATTATAAAATTAACACAATATAAAAAAAAATATAAACTATTTATAAAATAAAAAATGGCACTTGGAACATATGGTACTGTAAGACCCGCAGATGTCTCACCAAACGATGTTGATATAATATTACATTATACATCATCAAGAGACGTAACAAACAATTATTTATTAAAAAAATTAAATGCTAGTAGCATATTAACTCCTTATTTTCATAATTCTGATACTGGTGGTAATGCTAATATAGAAATATTAGGTGGTCTTTATAGTTTAAAATTACCCTCTTCTGAATTTAATAAAAAAGGAATCTATACTTTATATTTACGACCAGCAGAAATTAGAACAAAAATCTCTGATTGTGGAATATTATCAGCATTACCTAATGT